TCAGAAAGATAGGAGAAAGTAATGGGTTTTAAATTTAAAACAAAACCCTATGCACATCAACTAAAAGCTCTCGAACTTTCTTGGATGAAAGACGAGTTCGCTTTGTTAATGGACATGGGAACGGGTAAATCAAAAGTCTTAATAGACACGATAGCTGCACTTTACGATGCGGGTAGAATAGACTCAGCAGTTATAATGGCTCCAAAAGGAGTTTATAAAAACTGGGTCGGGAAAGAGATTCCTGCTCATATGCCCGAGCATATAGAATGTAATGTAGCTTATTGGGCATCGCCTCTTTCAGTAGCGCATAAGGATGCGATACGAGCGATATGGTCTCCAAATCATGACCTTCATATCCTTGTTGTAAATATAGAGGCGTTGTCAGGAGGCAAAGCAGAAGAAGTTGTAAGTAAGTTTATTAGAAGCCATCAAGGTAAAACTCTTATTGCTATTGATGAATCTACGGTTATTAAAAACCATAAGGCGAAAAGAACTAAAGCTGCTATACGAGTAGCTAAGTTAGCCAATTATAAAAGAATATTAACAGGGTCTCCGATTACTAAATCACCTCTAGACTTGTTTTCTCAGTTTCTTTTTCTTCATGAAGAGCTTCTAGGGTTTAGATCTTATTATACCTTTTGTAGCCGATACGCAGATATGGTCAGAAGAACTACGGGGTCTCATAGTTATCAACAGATCCTTGGTTTTAGAAATTTAGACGAGTTAACTAAATCTATTCAGCCTTTTTCATATAGGGTTACTAAAGAAGAATGTTTAGATCTTCCTGAAAAGAACTATATAAAACGATCTATAGAGTTAACCCCCGAACAAAAGAAAATCTATAATCAGCTGAAGAAGAATGCAGTAGCTCTTTTAGATGGTATGGAAATGGTATCTGCTAATGCAGTGATTACTCAGCTTCTACGGCTTCACCAAGTTAGTTGCGGATTCGTTAACACAGACGAAGGGGATACCATAGAGATAAAAAATACTCGTATGTCTGAGTTGTTATCTATCCTTGAAGAAGTAAACGGTAAAGCAATTATCTGGGCAAACTATAGACACGATATTATGGCTATTGAAAAAGAAATATCCAAGGTTTATGGAACAGAGTCTGTAGCTTCTTATTTCGGGGATACTCCTGGAGAAGAAAGACAAAATATTGTCGATAGATTCCAAGAGGATAAAGATCTAAGGTTCTTCGTGGGACAGCCTAGAACAGGTGGATACGGCCTCACGCTTACTTCAGCAAATACTGTAGTTTATTATAGTAATAGCTATGATCTTGAAGTAAGGTTGCAATCTGAAGATAGAGCGCACAGAATAGGTCAAAACTTTTCTGTAACTTATATAGACTTAGTTGCTGAAAAAACAGTTGACGAAAAGATCGTTACTGCTTTAAGAAAAAAGATTAACATAGCAACGCAGGTTCTCGGAGAAGATTGGAAAAAATGGCTGATTTAATTGACGAATTTAAACATATACGAAAAAAGTCTGGTTTAAGCCAACGACAAGTAACCGATGATACAGGAGTAAGTGTTATTACTGTATATACTTGGGAAGCCAGACAGCGACAGCCCACCCTTGCTAACTTTAACAAAGTTTTAGAAACGATGGGCTATGAGCTTTCTATTCAGCCAAAGACCTCATCCGGTCAACCAAACGTCTAGCTCGGTTTGGAACTTGCGTGTACCACCTAGAATCAACCATCTGGTCGGCTGCTTCGTTGTAGTCACGAGCATCAACTCCAGCTTTCATACCAACGAATTTTGACAGTCGAGGCCGACCCATATTGAACATCATGTTGCACAGTATATGTTGTAGCTCTTCGTCAAAGTCATCAAAATCTGGGTACAACACCTTGCACTCATCTATAGTTACTGCGACATCTAACGCAAACAATTGTCGCACCCGCTCTTGTTCGACCACTGTACCCACTGGCTTGCCATGTTCTTCGTCATGTTCAGTGATTAAGTGACCCACGCCCGTTGTACACAGGCCAAGATGATCCAAATAAATTTCGTATTTGCATCCTTCATCTTCTGCGATCTCTTCGCGTAATTTATCTTTATTCATTTTTTAAAGCCTTTCAATCCACGGATACCAAATGATGCACCGATACTAGCATACATTGCCCATTGAAACCATTCTGGGGTATTTGACAATGCTGCGAATCCTTCTTGAACATAAGGTTGTGTGAAGGGTATAAAACACATAGCTATTATTATAATGAATAAAATCGTCCACGCTTCATCTTTCCAACTATTGTCAGAAGACTGAGCCATAATTTTTTCCCAGCCAGCTTCATGCGTAGCTGCAGTGACCATAACTTGCGCTTCTGCTTCAGCGCGAGCTTTCGCTACTGCACCTTTAGCTTTAGTTTGTTCAACTTTAGATTCCATCCAGCTACCAGCTAGGTTTGCTATTGGACCTATGAGTGCTTGTAACATTAATATAACTCCTTACTTGCGGCTACCTTAACAGGTTTACAATAAGCTGTTGCTCTATGTTTAGCAGGGACGCCACTTAAACTTCCGTAATTACCGTATCTCTTAGTTATTTGAGAAGCAAAATAATTACAATCAACTACTGATCTAAAATACATATCTTGACTTTGTACTTTGCCGCCTAATACAACTACTAATAAAAACGCATGAATCACTTTTTATTCATCCACGCAGTTGTTCCCATGTACGCTCCAACGATCCCTGCTCCTGAAATATAGAATAAATTAGATATATCAGATAAAGCCTTTACCCTATCCAAAGGGATAAAAAACATAGCTACAGTAAACACACCCATTGAAATCAAAGTGTAGCGAGCCATCCTAAGTTGAGCTAAATGCTTGCGAAGATTGTCCTCTGTTGCTTTGATTTCTTTGACATGAGACAGTTCTTCATCGCTAACAATGCCATCACCGTCTTCATCATATTCGGCAAATTTAGATTGTTTTTGTAATTTCTTTTGCATCAAACATAACCGTTGCTATTGCTACACTAAACATTAAAAATATAAACAAACCTATAACTACAGCTATTAGAAAAAATATACCAACTCCAATTTTAAAATTATCCATTAACTCTTCTTGTCTTAGTCTTTCCATTTTCTTAGCTTTGGCTGCTGCTTCTTTGGCTTCTTGTATACGCTTTGCTCTCTCAGCTATAATGCCAGCCCAAGTGCCATGACCAAATCGCATATCAACCATAGTAGCCACTTCTTGTAGTTGTTCGGCTGCTAACTTAGCGTTGATTACTTCTTTAGCTACAGTGTCAACGCCAAACTGATCTCCTAATCCAACACCACCAGACTTTTTATTTCGTAACGCTTGTACTTCTTTTTCACCTCGAAAAAGGTCATCAATCTGTCCAGCTATTTGAGATATATCTTGACACGTTGATATATTACTTTTGATAAAATCAACTGAAGCTTTGACTAAGCTAATACCCGTGAGAACTTCTGCAACTACCATGTATCATCTGTTTCCTGCTTCGAGTTCTTGTAAAATTGCTCGTGCTTCATTAGGTTTATCAACAGGTAATTCACCATCGATTGGGTAATCGTATCTGCCAAATAATACACGCCCAATAGTCTTTTCTAACTCAGAGGATAAAGGTGATTTCATAGAAGCTTTAGCTGCTTCCGCCATTGCTCTAGGGTCTGCAAGAGCCGTGGTTAAAGCATCTTCTTTTACGTTCCCTCGGACTTTATTAAACGCTGTTAAAAAACGTCCAGGACGGGTAAACATACCTACATAGCCTCTTATAAGACCCGTTAGCATATTACCTTCTTTTCTTGCCCCACGTGTCGGAACATCAGTAAGTGCTGCTTCCGTAGCATCAACTACAGTGCGGAGGTTCTTTGTATAGTCTTGTCCAAAAAGAGTTGATAATTTATCTTTATTAGAGTCTAAATAATTGCGCATTGCAACGGGGTCCATGACCTCTCGACCATTGACCGTTTTAGTTCTTCCTGCGGCAGGGTTCCATATATCTTTATAGACAAAGGCTTTATAAGTATCTAAAAGCTCTGGAGACTCACGAAGTAATAAATGGACTTGATCAAATTTAGCAAACCTATCTGCTTTCCAAGTGTTTTCAAATATAGTTTCTGGTTCTACAGCTTTACCACCACCTAAATCAAATTGACGACTAATTTTATCAAGAGTAGCTTTTTGCCTAGCTTGAACTTGAACTACTTGTTCTGAAAACTCTGTAGCTGAACCAAGGGCGGCTCTTTCAGCTCGGGATAAATAAGTATCCATTACCGCGCCATATTCATTTATAAATTTATTATGCGCAGCAACATTTATTTCTTTAATTTGACCCCGAGCATCTTTTTTAACTACCGTATCCTGCCATTTTTTACGAATAGTTGCACCTATATCATAATATAGACTTGCGTTATCAGGAGTTTTAAGTTCAGCAGCGATATCTAAAACAGCTGTTTTTCCTGTGCGGTCTCTTTGAAATAACAAATTCCAAGCGGCTTCAGGATTTTTAGCATTGCGTAATTTAGCTACAGCTGAAAGTGTTGTATTCCTAAACTTTCTAGAAAAATCTGCAAACTGATCGTCTAATACTTTTAATTCATCAGCCATTCCTGCAGGAGCATCTTTACGAGATAAAACACGATTACGAGCTTTTTCTAAAGCATCTACCATTTTAGATAATGTTTCAGGATAAGGAGCATCTTCTCCTGTTAATGTTTTTCTATACGCTTGTCTTTCAAGTCTTCTAAGGTCTCGAATATTTTCATTAATAGTACGAAGCGATACATTTTTTACTGAAATTGCTCCGCCTTTTTCACTTAATACAAAATTATCGAAAACTTTATTTACAACTTTACGTTCTGCGTCATTTAAAAAAGGTCTATCAGCAAAAGTCTTACGAATATCTGAAGCAAGTCTTGCCGCTTCACTGGGTTTTATTCCACCTTTACCAATTTTAACAGAATCAATACTAATACCTGTTGAATCAGACCAACGCTTAAATAGATCTTCGTAATTTTTACCAATCGCAGCACTAGCTTTTCCGTAAGATTCCCCAATAGCGTCTCTAGCAGCATTACCAATAGAAGCAGCATCAGCGACACTAGACGGTAAATTAACTGCATCATCAATAGCTTTATCAATATTAATTAACGCATCATCTGTAAGTGCTTTCGTTTGTAATGTTTGCGCTTCTAAACGAGCAGCGGCTTCAGCTTGTATATTTTCACCTAAACGAAGACGTTCTACTTCGCCCATGCGATTAGCTTGACCCTCAACTCCTACAGGCATAGGAGTTTCTTGCGAGGCTTCTTTAACAGCTTTTTCAGCGGTAAGCGCGGCTGTTCTACTAGGTGTTAATATTCCCTCAGCTGTTTCTCGAGAAGGGGAAGTAGCTACTAAGGCTTCACGTTCAGCAAGTTCTGTAGCTGATGCTTGCATTGCAGCTGCGTCGCTGATATTAGTTGCGTCTTTTGCTGCTGCTTCTAAAACTTGAGCAGATGACGGTGTAATACCTTTTTCCGCTGCCATTTTACCAGCAGGAGACGCCATATATTTATCAAACGCTTTAATAAAAGTAGCTTCGTCAATATCAAAATCAAACTTCGGACGAGCTAAACCTACTGCCCTAAGAACAGGTTTAAACAGTTTAAAGGCGACAGCACCGCCAAAACCGAAAAGAGCACTTAATTTTGCTTCTTGAAAAGCTTGGTATAAAATTTGTTCGTCAGTAATATCTTCTGGTAAAAAACCTTGTAGTTGAGCAAATTTTAAACGAGACATCGAAGTAACACCAGCTGCTACTGAAGAAGCAACAATAGAGGGTCCACCTGTAAAACCAACTCCTGGAGTAAATGCAGCAAGAACCCCAGCTGTAGTTTCTGTAGCTATAGGTAATAATGTATCTGCGGAAATATCTGCTAAATCTCCAGGAATATCCATATAGTTTTGAACTGTGGCAAACGGGTCTAAGACATTATACTTGCCATCAAATCTTGGATCTTTAAATTCTAGTTTTTTACTTACATCGCCGACACGAAGCCCAAAGTCGTAATCATCATTAATAAGACCTTCGTTTTTAAAATAACGTTTAAGATTATGTTGTACATTTTTCTTTTGAAGTTCAGGATCAAAAAGAGTAGTGGTACTTAGTGCCGCTCGTAAACTTGTAGGAATACCTTCGTTAAGGATTCCCGCTTGCAAAGCAAGGTCTGCTGTAGAAGGTTTATCTTCTAACATCGTATCTCGTAGATCATCTTCTGGACCAAGAAATGAAGACCCTGAAGGTAATTCAGCACCTACCATAGCGGGTCGTATCCCTGTTGCGGGTAATTGATCTGTAACTGTAGGAGTAGGTGCAACAACAGGAAGAGCAGAGGTCGAAGCTGCGTTAGCAGACGATTGAGAAAGCCTTTGTAAAATCAAAGGATCAAGATTTATAACATCGTTTTCAGCCATTAGGGTGTCGCCTGATTTTTAAATTTTTCTAAAATATCAGCAGGAACTGTTTTAATAATTATATCTAATTGATCAGAAGTAACATATGCGGGGTCAGAAGAATCAAGCTGTGAACGCCTTGCTGCATCATTAAGAACATCAATAAAACTAAGTTCCCTAGCGGTATATTGTTGTGGAACCTCAACATTACCTGCACCGTCATTACGATAAGCATCTACTGATTGAAATTTAATTCGACCGTTAACTAAACCAACTCGATCAGCAAGACCTTCTCTAATACCTTCATTTTTCTGTAAAAAACTAGATACATTAAAATTAGTTCGTTCTCTAATTTCATCGTCAGATAATTTTTCGACCTCTTTAAGGTATTTAATATTAGTCTTCGACCCATGAAGTTTATTATAACTAATTGCATAAGCATTAGTTGCTGTATCAAGAGCTTGATTTATACCTGAAATTAATACATCCGGATTAGCAAACCATTTTCCTTCTGCGATATCGCCACCGCCGAAAGTAACGAGAGCCGCTGCGACATCTTTATCTGTTAGTTTACCTGTTTCACGACTACCTGCTAAAGCATATGCAAAACTCATTAACTGACTTTGTATTTCTGTATTACCTTTAGTAAGTTTTTGTAAATTTGTAAATACTTTACCAACAGTAGTATTTCCTACACGTTCATTACTACTAAGCATAGTATCAGAAAGATCACCGTTCAAATAAGATGATTGATTATCTGATGCTCTATCACCAAAAGCACCTACTGCGGCACTTACTTGACCTTTTACGCCACCAATAAATTTTCCAAAATTAGCAGCTACGCCTATAGCGTCTGCAGGGCGTGGGGTACTAGATAGTGATCTTAAAATATTATCACCAAGGCCAAAAGCCGCCCCAAGAGCATCACCTTGAGAAAAAATAGTTTTGGCTTGTCTTGCTGCATCAGAAGCATTAACTGATCCTGCTGCGCCCTCACCTGCAGCGTATAATTGACCTTCTGACCAAACATAAGTCATAGGGTCTTTACGGGTAGTTATCATTTCAAGTCTACCGTCAGTAGAGTCTAATGTTGTCTTTAGTTCTTTTGCTTCAGCTGTGTTTTTATTGGTTAAAGCATTATATGCTTTTTGTGTTGAGAACTTTACTTGTAATAGTCTAGTAAGTTCGTCTTGCCCACCTATAGAAGGATCGACGCTTAGTACATTAGTCATAGCTAGTTCACTAGCTGGTTTACTTTTATCGCTAAATCCTTGTACTTTATATGATTTACCTTCTACAAACTCGTTAGGAAACTGAGTTGGAAACGCTTCTTTATATATATTGTAAGTAGCTTTATCAGAAATATCAAAACTAGACTTTACGATATTTTCAGAATCAGAAACATTTTCAAGTTTTAATCCATTTGATTTTAATAACCCAAACATAGTTGCTGAAATATTTTCAACTGCAACACCTTTAAAGGCATCAGGATATCTAGCAATTATAGGTAATGCTTTTTCTTTTTGATCTGCGGTCAGCATGTTTACTGAAGCAGAAATTGCTCCGGCTTTATTTTTTGCTTCAGTTTGACTAATTTTTTCTTGATTTTGATAAAACTTAGCTAAATCCATAGTAAGGGCAGTAGCATCAGCTTTTCGTTTAGCTAATTGACCTGCGAGTTGAACAGTTAATGTTTTACGTGATTTTTCATCCTCACGATAAATACCAAACGCTAACCTATCCATCGTATCAGATCGTGCGCGTTTCTCTTTAGCCCTAGCTTTACCAACGACTAAACCTTTTTTACCTGAAACAGCAAGATCACCTAATAATGAACCTGTACTATTAGAAGGATCAAGAAGATCTAAACCAATAGCTAATGCAACGTCTGCCCATACAGGAACTTCGTCTTCTTGTTTTAAATCAAAAAACTTTTTAACTTCGGCTTTAGCAGAGTCAGGTGTGCCTTTTTCCCCGACTAACTTTTGTAAAAGTTTTGTAGAAGAAGAATCATTTTGAAGTTTAATTAACGCACCCATAGTTTTAGCGATATCAGGATTACCATCATAAACATCTTTTAATGAAGGATCTACTTTACTTTCATCGTCAGTAGCTAACGTCATAAGTTTATCTGGATCAGCTTTACTTAAAGCAGGACCAAAAATTTGACTACCTACTTCTTTAGCTGCTTTTTCTTCTTCTGCTGATCCATTACCTGCTATAAGGTCTTCGATACCTCTTGGATTAACACTTGAAGAAGGTTGCATTACTCCTTCTTCTAAAGTAGGACGTATTTGCGGAGCCATTTGCGGAGGCTTCATCATTCTTGGACCCGTTTGCGCAGGGTTATTTGCAGGAGAAGTCTGTTGCAAAAACAGAGATCTCGCAGCTGCAGGAGTCAATATCCGAGGATCAATCGCCAAAGTTAATCCCCTCTCCGCCAAACATTTTTGGTTTATACCCAAGTTGACCAGCTAGCCCTAAACCTGTTGCAGCTATACCTGCGATCTGGCTTAAAGGATTTTGACTAGGTGATGTCCCTATAGACATTGAAGACTGAGTAGTCGGTACACCGCGAAGTAAATCACTAAAGAAGCCTAACCGTTGATACGGTTCATAAGATTGTTGAAGCGCAGTAGCTCTTTGAGCATCGGCAACACCCTGCGCTTGTTGTTGATAAAGTGAACCAATACCAAGAAGATTAGAAATATCTTGCTGGCCTAATTGTTGTTGCTGTGCGCCTAAATTAGCCATTTGACCGCCAAACTGACCTAATCCTTGAGCTACTCTTTGTTGTTGATTTAAAGCAGATTGGTATCCTGCTTCTCTTAATTTCGCAGAAGCATCTGCAAACTGTCGTCCTGCCGCACCTGCTAATTCAGTTTGCGCTATTCGTTCACGAGAACCACCGAAAGCCCCTTGAGCTACAGCATTGCCAGCTATTCCTTGGCCTTGGATTTGCCTATTACGATCAATATCTGTTTGAAGGTTATCAATAACGTCTTGAGTATAAGGGCTTAAAAACTGTTGATACCCAGTTGGATCTGCAGCTAATGCAATCCCCGCTTGAGTTAATGATTTACCTTGATCCAAAAATGGTTGATAAGAACCAACACCTTGATCTGCTAATTGACCAGCTTTTATTTGTTCTGGAGTTAATTCTGCAACTTGAACATTAGGTACGTCTTGAGGAGTCTGTACACGTTGGTACGCAGACTCAAGTAACTTACGAGTATAATCCTCCATAAAAGGAGCAAGACGAGTAATATTTTCTACGGTTTGTGTTTCAGCCATACCTTACCCCTACGCTCGCGCATTAGCGTCAGCGCGACGCTCAAACTCTCGCATTATTCCGTTCATAACTTTTGCACCTTTATCAGGATTATTACTACCAGAAGGATCAGCTCCTGCTACAGCTTTACCTGTTTGAACAAATTCTGTATTAGATAATAAAGTCGGAATCTTATCGTCTCTTGGACCTCCTGGACCTTTGATATATCCGCCGTATGCTGCTTGCCTAAACATTGGTCTCAAGAGAGGGTCACGTTGGAAAGGTTGATAATCTGATACATAATCAGCAGGATTATTTGAAGCCATTGTTTGTTCTAAACCAAATAAAGAACTTTGGGGAGGAGGTGTTAATTCATCAGGAAGCTGTGGATTTTCTCCTCTTGCTAAAGCAGCGTAATATTTATCTACAACACTTCGTCTATCTGCTTGAATGTTTTCTTCCTCTTGAGGGTCTGTAAACATACCTCCAATAGACGGAGCTAAAGCTAAAGCAGCGGCTGTTCCAGCACCCATACCCGATAACCCCGCAGGAAGGACGTTAGCTATACCGCCAGCTCCTGCAGACGTTAAAGCACTACCTACAGTAGGAACAGCACCTCCGCCCCCTGCAGCGGCTATACCTTTATCTAATCCTGGACCAAGAAACTTAGCTCCTGCAAAACTCATACCTGCTGTAAGAAGAGCTTGTTCAGGCGACTGACCCGCAGCTAACCCTCCAAGACCACCACCGATAGCTGCTCCAGCTGGGCCACCAATAGCCATACCAACAATAGAGCCAATCATAGGAGCAGCTTTTTTAAGAAGTTTCCCTATAGATTTAAAAAAGAATTCTGGCTGTCCAGTATCTGGATTTATAGAATTAAGCTCATTACCTACAACATACCGCTCAGGGTTTTCAATCCCGATAGCTCTCATTTGTTTAAACAAACTTGCTTTCAACTCTGGGTTTGAGTCTAAGACTTCTTGAGGAATAACTGTTTCACCTTCAGCAGCATGAACAATATAATTGTCCTCATATCTGCCAAGAGAAGCTAACCCTCTAGCTGCATTTTCATATGGAGCAGTTTGCATATTGATCACCTTTATAGAAAGATACCTCTTTCTTTATTAATTAGCAACTGTTGTTAAGAAACAGCTACTGTTACTGTACCTAATTCACCAGTTATTGAAACACTTCCGCTAAATATCTCAGTTTTACCAACCACTTTTAAAAACCCACCGTCAGCTATGTACAAATCACCTTGTTGTAAAACATTTAAATTTCCGTTTTCTGGTACTTCTTGAAAATTTAATTGAGGATTTTGCATTTGATTTATAAATATTTCTAAAGCTCTAACTAGATCCGTTAAGTATGCAATATCTGCTTGTTTCTGCGCTTCTAAGTTTCTAACTAAATTTGCTAAATACACCACCTCCATTGGAGGAGTTGGTAGTTTCGGAGTAGCTTGCGGCGGAGTTGGTAGTCTTGGAAGAGGTGTTACATTAGTAGCCATTACCTTCTCCCGTCTTGTCTAATATCAATACGAGGACTACCCAGTCTCCAACGAACGCCAAGAGTACCACAATCTACTTTTAAAGAAAAAGCTCGACCTCTTAACCTTATATCTGCTTTATTAGTATATTGTTCAAAAGGCACTGTGGTAGACACCGCTGTTCTATCTATTTTAGCAATCTCGGATTGCAAAAAATTACCAGCAGGAAAATTATTAGATTGTAAAGTAACATTAACAGAAGGCTCCGTATTGGTAGAACCGTTAAATGTAAAATCTGGAATTATCCTACGGATAAAAGAAAACTGATCACCCTCTCCAATATCTATTGGACTAGACTCTATTCTAGACTCCATAATCGCACCGTCATCACTATAACCACTTTCATGATTAAATAGATAATTATCTGCAGCAGCTATTGGAAACTTTCGTATACCCCTATCTAAAAATGCTGTTCTAGATAAATTACCGTAATACCAAATTCCCTCTGCATAGTTAAATATTACATAACGATCATTCTCACCCGTGCCTCCGTTGGCAAGTGAGTTTGTATTAGAAGTATAAAACCAAATTATTTCACTAAATTCAGATATAACCGAAGCATATGTTTTTTCAGCTTGATCAAAATCGAAATCAAAAAACACTCGCTCTTTTACTGAACAAGGCAATTGTTTTGTTTGACCATCGTAAATATAAAAGTTTTGTCTGCCCATCCAAAAAACAGCATCTTCAACTGCGACTGCAGCATTTGGACCCATAATTGAAGTATTACTAGCTAAAGGCTGTATCCCAAATATAAATGGCGCACCTATAAACTGCATTGAATGAACAGAACTATCTGTGAATATTACTATCTCACGCTTAGTTTCTATAGCTCGAACAAACTCTGAACCTGAACCTATTCTTAAATCACCTGCAGTATTAGTCCCTGTTGGTCTCCAATCTGTCGGTGATTCTTGAGAAGAAAAACGTATTAATAACGGATCTTGTTCGTTTACATCCAATATATCTGCACCAAAAGCAATTACATGTCTGCTGTTATTAGAAACCATTATTTGCCTAGCAATAGTAGGCACACCGTTTGCCCCTCCTAAAGTTGTTAAATTTACTGCTCTTGCAGTAAGGCCATCACTTTTATCCCAATAAAATACACCGCCATCTCGAGGGTTTATTAAAAGGTCTTCTCCAAAATTATCGTGACTCCAAATTCTTAAAGAACTAAGTACGTTTATAGTCGCCCCTGAACCCCATGTTCCTCTACCCCATGTTCCTGCACCCCAACCGTTACCGCCTACTCCCGTGTTCAAGCCAGAGTTAATCTGATATACGCCATCAACACCAGAGCCACCGTTACCGCTGTCACTAGCGTTTGCTGTAACTGTTGCTCCAGTAGTATCTTTTGCTATGATTGTGTATGTGTTTGCAGTGGCAACTGATGCTATTTGATATTCCTGATTTAAAACAGCCGCCGTTATTAGACCACCTAAACTAACCGCACCAGATATGGTAACAAAGTCGCCTTGTACAGCTAAATGGTTAGCGTCCGTAGCAGTGATAGTAGAAGAGCCGTTAGTCGCGGCGAATGTAATACTATTGGTTGATGTTTTTCTTATAGGAGTAACATCGTAGAACTGTTGACCTTGCTCAACATAATATTTAGATTCAGTACCTAAACCAAGAAAATCAGAACCATCTAAGGCAGTCCAATTCACTAAACCTCTTACAGTTCCGATATAAGTTTCAGGGCTATACTTTTCCCAACCCCCAATTACTTCGGGGTAGCCCTGCCTAAAGCGCACTTTATCACAATCAACCCAACCACCTTCGTTTGAGTAAGATGTTATATCACGGTTAATTCCAGGATTAAATTGGAGTTTGGTTAAAGGCACAGATAACTCCTTTATATAGCGTCAGGCCAGTCGTTAATCGGAGCATTGCCAGTTGGCTCACCATCTGAATCGACAGGCGTATCGTACAACGCCATAAACGCAGCCAAGTCACTAGCATTGGTAATAGCTGTGCCGATATTATTGCTGGCAGTTCGAACAGCAGCCCTGTAATTTGTAACCGTTGACGGCACAGAGTAAGACTCAACCTCTGTTGCTTTGATAACTTGCCAGTCGTATTGGGCAAGCAGTCCAGCCGCTTGTGTCTTGACTAGGGCTATAGCATTGGACTTTAGACCAAGCGTAACAAGCTGGTTGCCATCAGCATCGTTGACTGCCTTACCATCCTCGTCAACTTCGTTAACATCTGTGAGTGAGCGAGGGATTAGTTCACCATCGGCGTTACGCCCCCAGTAAAACCTGTTATCGTGTGCCGCAACTTCATCTTCCCAAGTCAAACCTATAGCAGCTTTTTCATCTGCGCTTAGATTGTTCCACACAGCAGGGTATTGTGTGCCATTATTATCGACCCACGCCTTACCAACTCTGATTATTCTGCCTGAGTATTTCCACGGCATTTTATATTCTCCTATCGGGCATTAGCAAATTTAAATGGGGATTCGGCAAAGGCGAGGTAGATATAGGTTTGACCAGAATCATTTAGATATGAGCTAAACCTAATTTTTACACCATTGCTTAAAAAATCTACTGGTCTGCTAGATGCGGCTTCTGCGTTGGTTTCATTAGGTAGTAACTGCAAATCTACTGCGTTAAATGTTTCTCTAACAGAATCATAAATAACCCAATGCGTTGCATCTGATA